TGCAGCATCAACACTAGTAACTAAAGCACCATCACCAGAAAAATTAGTAACAGTTAAAGTATCAGATGCTGCATTATATGTCATTCCAGCATCACCAGCAACAACACCAGAATCATTAAATAGAACCTGAGTATTTGAACTATTATTTGTTACTGTATATGCAATAGATGAATCTACATATGTCTTAACAGCAAATGTAGTAGGAAGTTCATTATTAGCCGCTGCACCAAGATGTGTTGTATTTGCAGTTGCATTAATCTGATTAACAGATGCTGAACCAATATAAAGATTTGCTGTCTTAATTACATCTAAATAACTTGTTGAGTTAGCAACTAGAGCCTGGTTAGCTGTAAGAGTACCAGGATATCGTTTGCCAGAAATTGGTTCTACAGTGCCAGCTGAACCAATATAAAGAACATCACCATTAGCGGTATATGCCAATTCACCATTGGCCAATGAACCTGGAGTTGCTGTATTTATTGAACGTTTAATTTGAATTAAATTGGCCATTTATTTTTATCCTGTTTATTTAAGGCCATATTAAAAAGTACCGCCGTCAAGAGTGCCTGATACATCCCCTAGATTTAAAGCTTTTACTACATATTTATCTGTATCTGAATTATAAACTAATGTATGACCATTAGAAATAGAACCGACTTGTTCTACTACATCTTCAAGAAGATCAAGCCTATTAGTTCTTGCTTCAATAGATGATTTTATTGTAACTGGTGCATTAGAACGAATTACACCTTCTTGATTTACTTTAACAGATACCGTTGGTCTTGTTCTAGTTAATGTAGCTACAACAGCCATTATCTTGTTACCTCTGGTGTAACAGTTATAATACCTTCAATAATTCGAGTAACATTATTGGAAGAATCAATTAATTCTACATCATAAACATATCTTCCTGCTACTATATTAGCAGTTTGAGAATCGGTTAATGACAATGTTAAAAGACCGTCTTCAAGAGCTGTAGTAATGGTAACTGAATTTGAGGATGTATAATGCTTTCGCATCTGAGATCTTGATGTGTAACCTGTAACAACCAAATCATCACCATTTGAATCATCTAGATTAATGGTTGCTGAGAATGTAGAGCCTTGATCTATAATTAAATTTGCTTTTGATGCCATTTTTATCCTCAGACGTACATTGCTACTCTATGAATATTTATAACAGCACCTGAAGAAGCAGAAGTTCCTCTAAGTCTAACATCGGATCCTGAAATATCAGCCTCAAAAGTAACAAGATTTGATCCTGTTCTTAAAGTTCCAAATTCTGTAACAGAAGCAGTTGTTCCATCATGAAGTACTAATAATTTTGAAGATTGATAATCGCTTCCTGATGTAATTGAAACAGTATATTCTGCAGATCTAAATGTCGCTAAAGCAAATGTGTCAACTGTTTCTGCACTTGTGCTTGAAGTTGTATGTGTTGCTGTATCTGTATAAGAAATAGTATCAACTTTAAGAGCGTAAACTTCAGTGTTTCCAGTTATTACTGTTCTTTGAGAATTAATTCCAACATATGTTGCATTTAGATTTGATTGTGTTCCTGTAACATGAAGATTTGCAACATTTGCTACAAGAGCTGTAACTGTACTATTTCCAGTTAAACTAACAAGATCTGTTGTTGAATACTTAAATGTTGTATTACCACTAAATGTTGATATTGATGTAACATTAAAATTAGTTGAAGTAACATTTGCTAATGTTGAACTAACATCTAATCTAGAACCAGAAACGGCTGTATTTGTAGAAGTAATATTGGTTACTACAGACGTTACTTGTGTCTGCGATACAGTAGAATTAGCAGTAATATAAAGAGTGTTTGGTTGCGAAGAACCATTTGGCTGAAATATTGTATTTGAAGCAACATATAAAGTGTTTACAGTATTAACATCGCCACCTCTAATATAAGAATTTGCTGCTAATACTACCGCTGAAAAATAACCATTTACATGACCATTACCTGTAGTTAAAGAACCGTCGGATGTTAAATCACATGTCACTGCATTGTTACTTATGATTTTATACACCTGGTTTGATCTTGATAACCAAACACCAAAGGTTTGAGTATTAGTAACTGGTGATACTGATATTGTCATTTACTTCTCTATCTTATTTAAAATTTGTGATAACAAAGACTTAATATCATTAAGTTCTTGATTAATTTTATCCTGTTCTTCTACAATATTATTTAGTTTCTTTGCTCGATCACGTTCTTCACGATATTTTTTTAGTCCATCATCATCTGTGTTTACTATTCCACGAGAACTAGCATGTCTAAGAAGATTTTTATTATCTATTACTTTTAAATAATTTTCTGCCATCTTAGTTCTGTAATGCTAGAGTTCTCATATCAGCAACACGTGGAATAATATAATGATTATCACCGGTTAGTATTATCTTAATAGCAAATTGTTTGATTGTATCATGGACATCACCAGAACTATTTACATATTTAGAAATATATTCATTATCATGATATTTAAATACGCCATTTTCATGTGATAGGTCTGGTATAACACCAATTGCCGCATTTGAAGATGTAAAACCTACATTACTTGATACAACAACTGAACTTGAATTTGTTACGGATATAACTTCTCTTACAGTGAATGTTGAGTTTGCATTATCCTTAACATATATAAAATCACCAACAGAAAGAGTTTCTGTATTAAACATTCCAACATTTGCTGAGGTAGATCCACAACTTCCAGAATCAGCAAAAAGACCTTTACTTGTTGGAAGATTATATTCTAATTCAACATAGTCATTAATATTAGCCTTACTGCTTAATAATCCAATAGAATTTTTTTCTGGCATTTGTGACCAAACTCTATTTTCAAAATCACTAGAATCATTTACACCAAGAGCCTTAATATAAACATATATGCCGGTGTTTGCTGGTCTATATGCAGTTAAATATGTTATTGCATCATCGGCTTCTTGATTTGGAGCGAGTGATGTGCTTTTAGAAATATATCTTGCCACATCATCAAATCCATTATCCAAACTTTCTGAATAGTATTCAGCAATTGAAACATTTGCTGTAAATGTATCAAATGTCATATTACCCGGATTTGATGGAAATTTTCCTGAATTATTAATTACTCTAACAAATGTAGTATTAGCATATGCTACTTCTGCTGTATTAGATCCAAGCGTAACAGTTGAACCTACAGCTGGAACATCCAATTGGTTATCAAGAGTTTTATTAAGAGTTAAATAATAACCAGTTAAATTTTCATCTGATACAAGAATATTTTCTGTTAAAGTAATGTATCTTGACATCATATCAATATTAGGAGAAATTTCATTATTTCCAGTTGCAAAATCTACTTTAATTCTTAAAGAAGTATTTGCAGAACCTGATCTATTTTCCAATTCATTACTATAATTAGCTAAAATTCTTTGTTTATCATATAATTCGGCAGCAATTTTATTTTTTAAATTTAAATATGAAGAATCATCAGATGTATAATTTCCATCATCATCTAAGCCTTTAAATGAATATGTTAATGACGTATCTTTTGGTTCAAATTCTAAAATTAAAGGAGTTATTGAATTATATTGAATTTCACTTTGTGAATCTATTTTTGCTGCTGATTTAGAAGAAAGTCCAAACACATATTCATTATATATTTTAGATCCAGAATGATTTCTTGAAGAAGTAAAAGATTTTTGAAAAATTAATACTATAGATTGTTTATTTTGATCATAAATTTCTTGTGTGTTAATCAATCCTCCAATATTATCATATCTTGCTATAAATGCGCCAGTTGATTCGGTATAAGGCATATTAGTATTAACTCGAATCTCCGTATTTGAATTTATAGAAGTAATTCTTCTAAAAAGCCCATTGGCTAAAGAACTTTTAGCTACAAAAATATAATCACCATTAGAAAAAACACCTGAATATGGCACTGTTATAGTATTTGAACCACTGGAGAAAGTAGTATCATCTACAACTGAAGAAAGTGAAGCATTTGCTGTTGAAGTGATTCCTTTTACTTCATATGAAGCATCAAATACACCTCTGGTATTTGCAACAACAAGATTAGTTGTATTAGCAAAAGTTAAAGTACCAAATGCAATATTTGCTGTTCCATTGCTCTGATAAACTGTTTCTGATGTTGTAAATGCAGCAGAATTGGAAGCAATAACTAATCTTGAAATATCAAACACTGCATTACTAACATATGCAGTTTCACCTTTTCGAAAAGTTCCAACAGTATCTTTTATATAAAAAGAATCTGTATTTGCTACATTTAATATTGCGCTACCAGAAGTGTTAGTAAAACTAGCTTGATGTATTGAAAATTTTATATCTTCAGTTTGTATAGGAGTCCATTGAATATCGTTTGATGATATAAACAAAGTTCCTGTGTCATTATTTTTACTTACTAAATTATTTGTTAATACATCAGTTTGTCCAATTTCTGAAGTCCAAACTTCATATTTATCGGTTCCACCTCCGGGTATTAAAACAAATGCATATGATTTATTTGCTTCTAAATATGGTGGTTGTTTAAAAGTAAAACTAGTAGCAGCACTAGCATCATCTGATGCATATGCAATATTATGTGTGGGTTGATCATCCCAAAGCCCACCATAATCATCTGGATTTGCTATAGCATCTTGATAATCACCGTCAGGAAAAGCGAAACATTCACTATTTGGTATAACTATAGAAGTAGGGTATCCATTATCAGTTTCTCTTAATTGTAAAACTATACCTTTATCAGGATCAATAGATTTAAAATATACATCTATTTTATATAGATAAATACCAGCCGTTCCATTTTGCGGTTTTGATACAAAAAACGTTTGACCAATTGGTTTCATTTATTATTTCCTTGATTTTTATGGACAAGAAGCACATTCAAAGTAATACTCGTCTTCTGGCGGTGGTGGTGGCTCTATATATATTGATGTTCTTACAACATTCGTTCCTGTTTCTGTATATGTTATAGTTCTATTTGCATCTACTTCACTCCATTCTAATAATGGCGATTTTACATTTAAAATAGAACTTGCATAGTTAACATGTAATTTAGATGCATAAAATTCTTTAATAGCTGAAGTAGTTATAGCATCTTCACCTTGTGTTAAATCATCTATATCTAAAATTTTAATTAACGATTGTTCTTGTTTAAATGTATTTGGTGGTATATTAATTACGCCAAATACACGTCCTTTAGAATCAGTAATAAGTTCTTCTTTTAATTGATATGTTATTTCATCAGAGTTTTGAAATATATTTGAAGCATTAGTTGAAGTATCTAATCTTCTAACATAACTATTATTATCCAATCTTGTACTATAACTTAAAAGAATATCATTAAAATAAAGATATACTCTAGTATTAGGTTTTAAATCATAAGCATAAAATTGTACAGTTTGAGCATTAATATATGGTAATATATTAATGCTTTGTATATATTGACCTAAATTTATAGAAGTATTATTATTTGTTGTAACTAAATCTTGACCAATTCTTTTTTGTTGTTCGGCAAACGTATCAACTGTAGTTGTATAAGTAGTAGTAGTAACAGTTTCACCACCATAATAATCCCATGCAGATGATGTAGATGATGTACTTGAACTCGAAGTGCCAGTTTGTCTAGTGCTTTGTGTTTCCCATGTACCCCATTCAGTTTCCCATGCATTTGCTAAAGTTATCCAGTTCTGTGATAAATCAAGGTTTGATACAACATCCGGTAAAGTATCATAACATGGTTCAATTGATCCTTCTAACGGAATTTCTATTCTTCCAATATGATTATATATATTGCCTTCAATACAATTTCTATATTTTGTAGCAAAATTTTGTCTTGTTAAAAGTGAAGAAGTATGAGTTAATAATATTGATTTACCTTTTTTAACAACATTTGAACTCTTAGAAGAATCAAAATCCAAAGTAAATCTTCTAACTTTAAATTTTGGTCTTAATTCTGATTTCTTTTTATCAAGAGAAATATTAAACTTTGGATGTAAAGTATTGGTAACTGCAAATGTATCAAAGTTATCAACCATAAATCCATTTTTAAATCTATTAAGACCTGTTGAATCACTTCTTACTAATAAATCATTAGCATTTTTTTCAAGAAGGTTTAAAGCAGTATAATATTCAAGAACATTAATTCTTGACTCAATACCGGCAATATCTCTCATTGTATATCTTTTGTTTTGTTTAATATCAACAGTAACTGAATAATCATAACGATTGGCTAATTTTGCTTCATATGGTGTTAAAGTTGGATATTGTGTAACTCTAACAGTTCCAAGATTCATCATATCTTCTTTAGCAAGAGGAGGCACGGGTGTTAATGATGATTCACCTTCAATAATTCTTATCTGTCCCCCAGTAGTCATCATAACTCTATCAACACGTGGTAGATAATATGCCAGATCAGTTGTAAATTCTGAATCGGGAACAGGGATATAAGAACCTTCAACTGGTAAATCCCATGATATAGTTGCTATAGGATTAACTGTTGCGCTTGCAACTGTTCCTGTATCAACTGCTGTATTTGCAGCATATGGTCTAAAATCTACATGATCACGTAAATCATATACCTGGCCTTTTGAAGAAGTATATAGTGGAATATCTTTAATGGAGATATGTGTTGAATCTATATAATCATTGGCATAAACAGGATAAGAAGCAGCAGTAAAGAAACCTTTACCGGCTGATTCATCGTGATCAAAATAATCAAATTCAACAAGAATAGTTGAAGTATTACTTAATAAAGAATTTGTTTTAGTTTTTAAAGTAGATATTGCATAATATGAATCTTTCTGACCATTATCAAGAGTAAAATAATTTTTATAATCAGTTCCAGTGTTGGAATATACACCACCAGTGCCAATATAAACAGCATTAATTTTATGAACATCAGAGAAACCAAAAGGCCATGGTCCAGAAGTTCCATAAGAAGAATTTGAACAATCTATCTTAACATAACGAGCTTTCTTAATGTCTTTTTGAATTGGTTGTGCAGAAGATCTTTTTGCTTTATGATACACAACAGCAGCAAGAGTACCAGAAGAATCAAAAGTTTCATTAAGATTAATTTCTGTTTCAGTAGTTGAATTAACAATAACACTTCTTGCAGATCTATCTAATGGAATTGGTACACCATTGATAAAAATCTTTTTATGTGTTGCTCCAGTATTGCTATAAGATGCATTTGCATCTATTTTCATATGTGTATTATTTGATACTTGTGTAATTCTTCTAGTATAACCATCAATAGTTACATAATCACCAGCACTATATTCTGAAGTAAAGCTGGTTCCAACACCCGTAACTGTTGAATTTGAATAAGTGTTTACGGTTCCTGTTTTAGTAGAAACCTGATTGGCTGTTGGAATAAGAATAAATTCTTGTTTTTGCGAAGTTGATAGTGTTCCAGAATAAGGAAACGTATCAGAAGAAAGAGTAATGGTTATTTGACCATTTGCTAGAATAGTGCCGGACTCTTTATTTCTATATGAAAATGAAGCTGAAGATCCAAATCCATTTGTTGTTAATGCCTTTGGACCAAGTCTAAATAATAATGTTCTTTGAGAATCTCCTTCAAGTCTTGTTGTATTAGCGCCAAGAGAAGCATTATAAATTTGAACAATATCAGCGCATGCAACAGTTGAACCACCTGAAGTATACATTACAGATTTAACATCAGATGTTGAATAGCCAGCATTCATTACAATATCAAATATGTATAATTTATATTGCGCATCAGAAGTACCAGGTGTTCCGGATTCATGAAGTACACTTCTAATTTTAGCTGTACCAATTTGTGTTGATCCAGCTGCAGTTCCTAGAAAACCACGATCTGTTAATGCATTTTTGAATGCATTATGTAATTCAACTTCAATTAATTGATCTGTATCAAATTCGCCAACATAATCATCAACAATAAAATAATTTTCATAATTTGAAGTAATTGTTACTTCAGAATTAGCATAATCTGTTCCTTTACGCAAATCTAAAATATTATTATTAAGATATTCAACTCTATATCCTTTGGCATATCCAAGACCTTGTGAAACAACAAGATTTAAAAGCTCAGCATTTGAAGCATGTGTTTCAGTATTTAATAGAAATGGTTTTACAACAAAGTCGCCATTTGTTTCATATGTTCTTCTTGCTTGTTCTGCTCCAAGAGCAGCGTACTGAGCATCATTCTTAATAGTGACTGGATAACCATTTTTAAAATCACATAATGAAAAGAATATATTAGTATCAATATTTGATGTAGTTCTTTTTTCTAATGTTGGTACTAATTTAAGTCTATGCGCGCCAGGTGCTGAAAAGTTTGGAGAACCAGCCGCATTATCAAGTAGCGTGGTATCTGCTTCTGGTGTTATGATTGATTCATCAAGTTTAAATCCAATAGAAACATTATTAGGAGTATTATCATACTTACTGACAAGTATAGTTTGTGTTGGAACTCTTACAAAATATCCATCTTTAAAAATTACGCCTTCGGTTGTAGTAAAAGCATAACCAAAACCAACAGAAGCTTCTGAAGTATTTGCAGGAGTTGCAACTTCAATAGTTGAATTACCAATTTGAACATTTGCCGTTGTATATAATGTTAATGCATCACCTTTATCAAAACTTTTTTGTGGATCACCATTTGCATATGCAGCAGAATTTAAATAAGAAACATATAAAGTATTAAAATCTGGAGCTGCTGATTCTAGACCATCCGCTGAATTAATAATTAAAGCCTGCAATCCATTTTCATTTTCAATATAGTTTCCAACAAAGTCTGAAGTTGTTGAGATAGCAAAGTTATTTGTGTATGTATCATTGATTTTTACAAAGTTATATTTTCTATCAAATGTAAATGAGCACCCTTCAACAACAGACCCATTTTTAAAAATATGACGACCAAATTTATCTACCTGATCCTGCAATATAGATTGCATTTCATTAAGTTCACGTGTTTGAACTGCTGTTGATGGTCTAAATAAAACTCTATGAAAGTTATCATTAGCATCAAACTCGTCAAAATATGGTCTACGTGAAAGATCTGTTGTGATCGCCATCTTTTCCTCTTAAAATTTTACAATTAGACGAATGTCTTCTCTACTATTTATTGTCTTTTCAAATGGTTCTATGTTTTCAATATAGATAACATCACCACTTTCTCTAACTAGATCTGGATATGTAATGGTATTTGCTAATGCACTAGTTCCTTGTGTATTTGATGTTTGACCAATAATTAAGTTATCACCATTCTGGAATCTATTTTCAATATCATTAACAACAATAACCGGAAATGCTTCATCCACAACACCAGACTCACCAGAACTTTGACCATCAAATCCATCGCCGGCTTCAAATGTTCCTTGAACATCTGATAATTTTATATATGTTGAATTGGCAAATAAAATCACAGCATTTCCACTTGTAGTAGTATTATCAATTCTTTCTCCTACAATAAAAGCACCAGTGTTTGAAGAAAGAGTAAAATCAAGCTCATTAGTCAAATTTATAATAATACCAGAAGCATTTGATGTTTCTTGAATTACCTTTTCAAAAAGAATATAATTACCTGTTTGACTATTTATGCCAATTCTTGAAGTTTGATTAAACCACTTGCCATAGTTATTGGTTATATCTTGTGAATTATTTGCAGTATAGATATATTCAACTGTAGCATATGCATTAGTTGAAGGTTCAATTATTTGTTGAGAACTTTGCAATCTACCAGCAACATCTGATACACGAATTAAAGTATTTGAAACTACTTGAGTAATTATTCCATTAGCGCCATAGACACCGAGTCCATTATTATCAACTACTTGCTGATAAAAAATAGAATTAGCTGAAGCAGTAAACAATGAAGAATTAGCAGCAATAACATTTGCGGTTTCACCGGATGCTAATCCAGTTATATCATCATTAGCAGTATTAGCATCAAATGAGCCAACTATGTTTTTAAGTTCCATATATGTTGAATTACTATAAACAATAGTTCCTGTAGCATTTGATGATGTCTGTAAAACTGTTTCACCAGTTGTAAAAATATCACTTCTATTTTCAATAGACAATTTAACTCTATCAAGATCAGTTAAATGTAGCCAAAGAGTAGGATTACTTGTTGTTGAATATAATGGATTTCTAATTATACCAATTTTTCTATAATCACCATAGGGTAATATTTTATATTGTTCTTCAGAAAATGTTCCTATCTTAGTACTAATTCCAACTCTATCAGCACCTAGTTCAATTTGTGCATTTGCGCCATGGCCAAGTATTGGGCTAATAAATGCTTCAGCGGATGCTCCATTTCCAAATTCACTATTACTTGTTATTGTAATAGTGGCGTTAGTATATCCAGATCCCGGATCTATCATAACAATTTGGTAAACAGAATTTGTTGATGTTGCTCCAGTATTAACAACTGAATATGCAAGAGCATTTGAACCATCACCAGTAATAGCAACAGTTGGTGAGATTATATATTGTGTTTGCTCATTGGGAATAAAAAATGTAGATTCTACTACAGCATTTGCGCCGCCATCAGAGAAAATTTTCTGTCCATTAACAAGACTTCTATCATCTGCTATAATTGTAATATTTTTATAATCTTCAACATCATCAATTTGAGCTCTAGATAATGATGTCTTTCCTTTTACATATAAATCTACTGTATTATTTGATGCTTGAAATACACCACTAACATCAGAAACAATAATTGTATTTGCATCAATTGATGAAATAATACCATTTGCATATTGATTATTATTAGATGAATCAACCATATCAATAGTTTCACCTAATACAAAATCAGAAGATGAAGTAATAGAATTATTATATGTTAATCTGACACCATCAAGATTGCGATAAACAATTTCACCATTTGAACTTAAAATTGATTTGCTTTCAATGCTAAAAGCATCAGCTAATTTATAATGTGCATTTGCAGATAGTGTATTAGCAAAAGCAAAACTTACTATAATTTGTGTTGAATTTGTTACTTCATTAATTCTTCTAATATTTGCATTTGTGTTTGCATGCCCAACTCTAATAAATTCGTCATTTGCATATTCGGTATCAAAAGATGTGCCAACGCCTGTTATAACCGTGCAAGCAGCAGTTATACTGGCCGTACCAGTTTTGGATGTTTCAAGTCCAGATGTAGCCGTATTAAATACTGGATAATCACCTGTTGCATTAAATTCTGTATCACCGCTTCTAAAAAGTTGAAACACGCTTGAGTTTGCTATAATTAAAGAACCAAGAGCATCAGTATCAGTTTGCTTAATTTCATCACCTTCGGTAAAATACCCAGTATAATAAACATAATTAAGCTTTGTTATATCTTGAGAAATATTTTCACCAACCAAAAATTCTGATGTATCAGAAATATTAGATAACTTAATATTAACAAAGGTATCAAATTTTTCATATGGAATAATAATTTTATTCAAACCATCATATGATTTAATTTTTCTAATTTGATTACCACCAAGACCGGAACTCAAGTAAATTGAAGATAGATTATAAATGTTATCATTTTCAGAAGCATCAGAAGAAATTACTATGGCCTGACTATTTGCTAATCTCTGAACCTGGCCTACTTCATATATTTGATAATTAGTGCCACCATTAACTATATTAATATGATCAATTGATCCAGGAGTTGCATTATCTTCTACTATTGTATTTGCAATAACAGGAATATAATCCTTTGTTGCAAATCTATTCATGGAATCGCTATCAATGGTAAACATATATTTCCAAATATAACCATCAGTAGTTTTAAAGGTTCCTGATGTTGTTGTTAGATTTGGTTTTATAGTTGATTTAGCATCTTCATTATTATGAATGCATTTAAAAACAAGATTTTCATTTGTTATGACAAAAAAGTTTTTAGTATATAAATCGCCATCCAAATGATTATATTCATCATAAACAGTATTAGAAGTCCAGTTAATTCTTCTAATCATTGATTTTGCATCAGTAGATTCTATTCTCTTTCCAAAAACAATATCATGATAAATTTTTTGTTCAAACTGATTTACATCATTATTTGCAACATCAGGTGTTGGTTCATTTGACCATTCTGTTGGTTTGCCAACAAAAACATAAAGAGCATTATTTGGCGCTGACACATGATCAATAAAATCTTGTGCTTGATTTACACCATGTTTTATAGTTAAGACTGCCATTTATTACACCGTTATCTTTGAAAGAGTGTGAATCTCGTTAAACCCTGATGTTATATCTATTACATCACCATTGCTTGTTTCAGATAGTTTTATTCCTGTAGAATTAGCCGAAACAACATAATATTCATCGCCATCAGTTAAACTATCTATTGCACTAGGATGTTTTTGTATAATAATATGCTCTTCGGTTAATCCTTTTGTTATATTAATAACACTTCCATTATATGTAGAAGATAGTTTTATTCCTGTAGAATTAGCCGAAACAATATAATAATAATTAGCATTTGATAATCCAGATATCACAGTTCCATCTAATTTTGTAGAATAAAACACTATATTATTATTTACCAATTGATTAGAGGATATAGTTATAAAATCATTTGCATTATCAATAGCTGAGTTAGCATTAAATGTTACTTCATAATGAGATGTATTTGTATAATCTAATTCTCTTGAAGTATATAAAACTAAATCATTATTAACAAATGGGTTTGATGATATTGTTATAAAATTATTAGTACTATCGACATCAGTGTTAGCATTAAATTCAATTATTTCATTTTGATAATGCGTATTTGATATGATTGATGCATCAGTATCAATATATTTTGAGTTTCTAAATCTACCAAATAGTTTTACACCAGATGGATGTATTAATGATTTTACAAGTTTTTCATAAGTTGCTTTAGCTTTTGATGATATAATATCATATGAATATTCTTGATAATAATCTGAATCTTGTAAATATTGGTCATGCGAAGTAAAGCTTTTTGTATTTTTCCAATAACCAGATCCAACACCATTCTTATCAATAATGCTTCTACCATAAACTGATATTTGATTATTTGGTGAAGATAGATAAACTTCTTCAAGTCTTTGATATCCAACACCAGAGTCAACAATAGCTATAGATGTTACTATACCATTAGCAGTTCCTGCATCAGCAGTAACAGTTGCATTGTAACCTTTATATGTTACTGGTGAATTGCCAAAATTATCATCAATTCTGAAATCATATACATCAGGTTCAATTATAGTAACTGTTGGGTCTGAAGAATATCCTTCACCTGGATTAATATTTTTAAGATATGAAATAGTTCCAATTTCAAGTGTTCTATATCTTAAAGTATTTTCAAGCGTAGTATCTAGATTTTCATCATCTGGAATATTTAATGCGTCAAATTCCCAATCTGTTAATCTTTGAATAGATTCAATAGTTGTAGATCCACCGGTAGCATCTCCATTTGCGTATAACCCATACACAGTTGTATTTGGTAAAAATCTTCCTGCTTCTCTAATAACTGTAACTAATAGCGTTGCTGAAGATCCAGAAGTATTTGATAAATCAACACTTGGTGCTGAAGTATATCCAGAACCAACTTCAGTTAAATCAACAGCAATAATTGTGCCATTAGAATCAGTTGTTAGATAACCTAAACCACCAGATCCACCGCCACCTGTAAATGTTACTGATTCAGAATTAATATAACCAGTACCACCATCTGACACTGTTATAGCATCAATAATATTAGTTGTTGTAAAACTGTAAATGGTATTAGATCTTACTACATTATTTGATGTGTTTGCTGATTCCATAGTACCGTTTGCTTCAATGGTACTTTCTCCATAGTTTGCTTTAACAACAACATAATTACCGGAAATATTTCCTGTTAATGTATCACCTAATGAAATTGTACCTTGAACATCAGTTAAAGTTAAATAACTACCAAATGACTCGTTAACAATTGCATTTGCTGTATTTCCTGTTATATTAACTTTTTCACCAATAGTTAATGTTTGAACTGGATCAACATCAATTGTATATACATTAACTGAAGCATATACATAATCGGCATTTGCTAATTCATTTGCATCAGTTACAGCAAGATCAACTCCGGAAGACATTTCTTCAAGATCGGCTTCAGCATAATCATTAATACCATCCAAAGAAATAGAAATAATTTCTTTATCTACCAAACCACCAATTTGAAAAGTTGCATCTGCTCCACCACCGCCTTCAACAATAACATTAGCATTTACTGAAAAACCAGATCCACCATTAATTAATGTAAATGTAACTTTACCATTTTCATCTTTAGTTCCTGCAACTCTTGCAATACCGCCAGTTCCAGATCCTTCAATATTTAATAGATCACCAATTTCGTAATTAGCGCCGCCGCTGGTAATTGATACTGAAGATAAAGATCCAATAATTCTTGGTGAGTTTGCTGCATTCATTCCAGAAATTTCTGGAGAAATAACTATTTCACCATAAACAAAATTTCCTCTTAAATTGCTTAAATTTATAATATTATAAACCGAGCGATTAACAATCTTTCTAAATACAGATTCTACAACAGCTCGTGCATTTGAAGTTGTACCATATATTTCCTTGCCAACTAATTGAGATATAAATGGATTATCATTTACCTCAATATATTTTGGAACAAACCAAGATGCTTCTGATGGTTTAAAAAGATTATTACCTGGAATATAAAGTTCTATATCCTCATCAAATAATATTTTAAAAAGAAGTTCATATGCTCTTTTGGTACCTTTAGTTCTATAAAGATCCAGTATATGTTTTGTTAAAAATCTTTTATCAACAAGAATATCATTAGGAATGCTATGTAAGTATTTTTTCTTAAAATCCATTATAAAAAATTCTAAAGTATTGTCAACGTCTCTATACTCTAAAAGATTTCTGGATTTTCCAATAGGATTGGGATTGTTAATAACTCTTTTTACTACAAATGAGTTTGATAATTTATACTTAATATATTCAACATTTGTTAAATTTTCATCCCAGTTGCTATTGACAACTAAAAGCTGATTTGTTATAATTCTATCTATCCGCTTTACAGTATTTCCAATTTTAATATAGTCATTTGTTGTAAAATCAGATAGAAATTTAGTTCCAGCACCTCCAACAACATTCTTACTTGATGATGTTATAGATACTGTAGTATCAAATTCTGTTTCGATATCAATTTGATATAGCGTATCTTCAGCTTCAAAATTCATTTCACCAAATACATCAACATATACTTTATTTGTTTCAACAATATATGGATTATATGTTGGATCAGTTAATTTTATTACTTTTTTCTCAAGCTTTAATGTATGAGAATTTGGAGCAAAATTTAATCTATATCTCTGTTGTCCTTCTAGCCATTCATAATAAGCCTTAACAAAAGCAATAAATTCTGGCCCTTCTTCTTGATAAAAGGCTGGAAATTGTGATTCTATGAATTGTGATATATTTTTTTGAATGGTCATTGATTATTATAATCTGTAATTTCTACATTAAGATCTGTTGAAGTATTTATTAGAATAATATCATTCTTTCTAGAATAGATATCTTCTGATATTGATTTAGCTGTAAATACCAATCCAGGATTATTTTGATATGAATTAATTATCATTGAATTGAGTGATACATCGCCGGTAATATAATTAATAGTTCCAGCTGTTTCATAAACCAATACACCGGAAGCAGTCACTTCAACTTTATATAAAGTATTTGGATTTAAATCCAAAATATTATTTGTTGTTGGATCTATTACTTGATTGGTGATATAATATGTTTTTCCAGCAGAAGAAAATCTTGAAGATTGAACTGGTTCATCAGAATCAACCTGATTATTAAAGGAAAATGAAGTAACAAATGATTGATTAAGAACAGGTGTTGTTATTTTTTTCATTAGAAAAACAGATTCAGTACTAATAATACCATCAGTTGAATCTAATATTGATTCTGTTAATCTTGAATATCTAAAAGCAACATTAAAATCTTCAAGATAATCATCATTATATGTTATAATAGCACTTCTTACTAGATTTTCTATTTGTACACCGGAATATACAGTGCTTGAAAAATCTACATACACTTTAGTATTAAGTGTTACATACAGATAATCCGGATTAATTATAACAGGTTCAATACTAAGAGAAGATCTATTTGTTAAAAATTCAACAATATCAGCTTTCTTCGAATCAGTAAGAGTAGTTCCTGAAAAAGTAGAAGGAATAATAAATACCTTACCAAATTGAACTGTGTCCGTAACTGATTCACCACCATAAACATTAACGGCTTTTACTTCAGGAAAATTATTTAAAACCAATATTCTATAATCATCATTTGTAATTGCGCGTTCTTGAGTTTGAAAATGTCTTGGTGCATTAAATCTAATTGATTCATTTGATTCTTCGTCGCTACCACCAGTTGGTTGATCAACTACTGTAATAGTGATACCACCTTCTCCATAATTTCCTTCATTAAATGATGCTAGATCATCATCAAGATTAAAATTGTAAGTTCCAGTTGGAATCAATCCACTTGATACTCTATATGTAACTACCACAATAGAACCATCTGCTGGTTTATATGACATTACATTATCACCAAAGAATATTGAATACTTATTATCATCAGCTCCTTGAATAAAGAAAACTTTTGATTGATCCGTTAAATTAAACAGAGTTTCAGCATATGTATATTCTGTATATGTAACACCATTATCTTCTGATACAAGAACATTAACACTTTCAGTATCAACACCAACATTTGATAATGTAAATATTGGATTTTCTTTTCTATAATCCATAACAAAGGTATCAGCTGGATCTACATAATTTCCTTCATAAACATCAAGATTGCTAATAACAAAATAATTATTTGAAGAACGATATGTTATAGCTTCTTCAGTAGTAAAAACATAATTATCATAACCAGAAGAAGCATTAAATCTTGTGCCTTTTGGAATGGTAAATGTATCAATACCAACGGTTGGAATCTCTAAATCTAGAGTTGCCTTGGCACTTCTTTTTGATCTTGGAAGATAATTTAATTCTTTTGCATGTGATATAATGGAATTTCTTAATTGCGCTGAATCAAGAAACATTTCAGAATTTACCATATTAAGATAAAATGAATTCATATATGTATTGTATGAAAGAACATCCAAAAGAACATTAAAGTTTGATGACTCAAAGTCATAATCCTTATACTTCTCTTGAGACCTCAAGTAAGTTTTAAAACTATCTTTTAATGTATTAAAGTCTAAAGTTGTTAGACCTAGAGTAGTGTTGGCCATTATCTTACTCTTCTAAGAATTACATCTAAATTAATTGGTTCCGTACTATTTATTAGTGAAAAAATGATGTTTACTATCAAACCATAATCATCAGGATATGATTTTACTTGCACATCTATTAATTGAACTCTTGGTTCTTTTTGTTCTATTGTTCTTCTTATTTCAGAATCAAGTTTTTCTAATAAAAAATTTCCAGTGTTTGTTGCATTTTCGAATAATAATTCACGAACTCTAGAACCTATTTCTGGTTGAAAAAATCTTTCGCCAAACTGAGTTAGAATAAGATTTTTTAATGATCTTTTAACTGCATCTTCATTAGTAACTTTAGAAAGAGATTGTGTTCTTGGATCTGGATCAAAATTGGTAGGAAGATCAGAATATATTTCTTTCTTTTTTATAATTTCTGTTAAAAAATCGGCTCTACTAGCCATATTACTCTCCTATTATTTTAATGGCTCGTTGCCGTCTTTTCCACCAGGTAAAACTGGAGGATTCTTTTCAAGGGATGTTCCAAATATATCGCTCTTAGTAATAATACCTTTTTTAGATTTTATTATAACCTGAGCTTTTTGACTGTCTAATGTTATATTCTTTTGTGTTGCACCAAAAACAATTTCTTCAGCTTCAATAATAAATTTCTTACACTTTATTTTAAAGTTTCCATCATCAACTGATATTGAATAATTACCATCTTGAATTGTATCAAGTCTTTCACCTTTATTTTGAAAGACTTGATTGCCATTAACTACTAAAACATTATCACCTTCAATCATGGTATTCATATTACCAGAATGAACAGAAGTTTTATTGCCTGAAGTAAAATCATCATGCTCACCACCAGGCGATGCTGATAAAGTCCCAGTTGATTGTGTTCCACCCGCTAGTACTGTAGATCCTTCTTTAACAGCTTTTGACTCTTTTCCAGCTACTTCTTTATGAGATCCGCCACTTACACTTGTTCTACTATGGCTTGCTACTTTAGTATCAGTTGCGCCATCAATAGAAGTTGTTTGACCACCTTTTGTATAATTAAAAGAATTATCTCTAACAACTTCTACTTTTTTGCCATTAACAGACCACTCTATATATGAACCTGGGTTGGTGTTTCCACCGTGTGATAAGCGAATAGTTTCTTTTCCGGGTGTGTTATCAAATATTAAAGTATGTCCACCCCATGTTTGAAAAGATTGAATATGTGGATATTCCCCATCAAACGTGGTTTCTGGTTTTCTAGGATCATCTTCTTTTGTAGTCATTATAAATCCTAATCTAATTGTGCAAATGAATCAGTAATTGCTGTTATAGCATTTTGTATGTTTTCACTTAAACTAGTAGCCATTGGGTTTTGTTCTTGTTTCTTTTTTACTCTTGCAAAATTTTTTAATGCATCTTCTATTGGTTTTTTAATTTTATTTTCATCTAAAACCGTTGATGGTAAATTTGATGTTACTATTTTTATCATATTACTTCCAGTAGAACCAAGTAACTTAGTTGCTTCTGAAAGTATATTATTAACATTTAAACCGGAACCAAGCATTGCTTGAAGCCCAGTAGATGATAACATAGAATTAAGATTACCAATCAAAGTATTCATTACATTACCAGTTAAATTTCTACCATTAAGAATATTTAAAAAACTTGATGATATTTGATTCATTCCTTGCTCTATAACTGCATCAATTACTTGACTTGGATTACTAGAACTAGAAATTCCATTAGTAAGAGAACTTAAAATCTGTGTTGAATTTATTGTAGAATCAATAGGTGATGTTGTTGGATTATTTGTTAATTGTTCTATTGCTTTTAATGCAATTAATTTATTTTCTTCAGTTAATTTTTCAAATTCTTCTGATTCAATAAATGTTAATAAAGTTTTAAGTACATTATTTATGGCATTTTGTGTTCCACCTTTATCATTAATTGCTTGAGACATTAACCCCTGTAAAGCGGTTGATGCCATATTAAATATACCGGCCGCATTTCCAAGAGAAGATAAAGCATCAATTTTTAATAATGATGTTAATGCTTTGGGTATTGACCCACTTATATTTGAAGGATCAATACTGGAAATTGTATTAAGTACATCTTTTTTTAAACCACCAGCCAATGATCCAATTGTTTTAAGATCTAGAGCTTTTAATCCTTCAGCAGCAACTTTAGTTATACTTTTCTTTTCAAGAGAAGTATCATCTTTACGATCATTATTTTTTTCTATTGCATTTGGTAAAGGTTTTGGATTTCTATCGCCGCCAGCATCATCTTTTCCTTTTGGTCGATTTAAAGGATTTCCAGAATTAGTTTTTTCTTTAGGAGGCGTTTTTCCACCTTGTGTTTTTCCATTATTATCTAATTCACCAGCACTTACATAAGATCCCATAACAAATGGAATTCTCATATCATTAGCATCATACCAAAAACCAATTACTCTAGAATTGGGTAAAAGCCCCGTTGGAGAACCACCAACCTTATTTATTGATGCTGAAGTAACAGGCATTAATACTTGGGCCCATGGAAGATCCTTATCAGGAATCTTAGTTTCATCATCATGATAACCTTTGACACGAATCTGCACCCGCCCGGATTTATGTGGATCCTTGACGTTTATAACTTTTGCATCAAACCATACCCATTTTTCGCCTATTCTCGCCATTTATAATCCTACTTTTGATGGCTGCCTTTTAAACAATCCATGTGACATATATACCTAGGAGAAGTTCTATTTCCTCTTATCTCATGATTCACACCAACAATAACCATTTTACCATTAAGTTGTGGATCTGGTTCTTGTGGTCCAGTGGTTCCTTCATTTCTATTAATTTTAATATCTAATATTTTTCCAGCTGTATATTGAGAATCGCCATACACCTGAATATTTAAGCAATTATCAGTAATAAATGAAAGATAAGATTGTTTATCAGGAAATGCTTTTGTTAGATAATCATCAGGTAAATATGATTTATCAGATGGAATTGTATGTGCTGTACCTATATTTTTAGTATACTCATTCATGTTTCCAAGTTTGGTTTTATTTCCACCTGAAGTATAATCAGTATCTTTTTTTGTATAATCTTTCTTTTCATTACGATGATTACCAGGTCCAGATTCTCTTGTTTCCTGTTTTCTGTTACCCATAATTAATTGTGATAATGAATTTACTTTTGGATAAACATAGTTTATTATTCTGCCATCATTCTCTTCTTCATATCTTAAATTTGAACCACCAGCATTTTCATGAATCATTTTTCTAAATGATTCTTGTTTGAATAATTTTTCAATAGTAACAAAGTTATAAACTTCTTTTCCATCTTTATAATTAGCAAAAGTAAAATAAAGAGAACTCTTAGAGTTATTTGAAACTGCTCTTCTATTTAATTGGTGTAAAATATAATCACCATTAAAATTTGAAGCCCAGTATTCTTGAACACCTTTGGTATCTTCAAATTCTTCCCATTTAGTTATTCCAATTTCTTTACCAACGTCTTTAACTATATTTCCTATAGTTTTATTGTATTTTTTCTGAATAAGTTTGGAAAGGTTTGTTAATAGTGGAGCAGAATATAAAGTCAACTCATATGCTTTTGCTCCATTAGATCCCATATCTTGAACCTTTTTAATAGATTCTAATCTAAGATCATCTAGCTTTTTTATTGTAGATCCAGGAGCATTAAAATGAAATTTGCCTTTCCATGCTCCTTTTCTTAAATTCAAATTACCAAGAGAATCGTTTGTATCTGTAATTGAAAATTTTACAAAGGTTCCAAGGCTCATCATGTTTTCATAAATATTTGCACACAAAATAGATTCTGCAGGAAATCTAATGTTTCCACCTTCTCCCTGCAATTCTACTTTTGGTATTAATACGTCGCCTGGTCTTTGACTTGTTGCCATTATTGATTAACTTCTAACAAATTAGTTATTTCTTCATTAACATCATAAACATGGTCTTGACGTAAAAGAATTAATGTTTTATTATATTCATTTTTCTCTTGCTCATAATCATAAGCGCTAAAAGGAGAATAATATGATAATTCTAATGTATTAATTCCACAACCAGATATGTCTACTGAAGAAACAATAGTAACTGAATTATTTGTTGTTCTGCTTGTCATTGTTCCAATGAAGTTATAATCATTTTGAACATTTTTTAATATAATATTTGTTCCATTAGCATATTCAATTTCACCTTGTCCAACAATTGTACTTCCATTTTTAATAGTTACCATTTCATCTTCTTTGAATGTATGAGATCCAGATATAACATATTTTACAAGACGATTAGTTCTATGTGACCAATCATTTCTTTTTCTAGTATATGCTAATATAACACCTTTATTATCTTCTCTATATAAAGGAACCCAATACTTTTTTCTTTCTGGAACTAATGCATTATATGCTGATATAGTAATATCATCAGAAATTTCCCAATTATTTCTCCATGAAATAACTTTTTCTTGAGAATTTTCAATTGATCCATACTTTTTAAGTAAAAATAATTTAAATTGTTCTTCAGTCAAATAATATTCAAAGTAAGGATCTGTTATTTCATTAGAGAGATAAACCATCCAATCATAATAAGGATCCTCATATAATCTATCAGCAATTTGATCAGATCTTTCACTATTATGAATTGTATATGGAAAGAAAATATATGGATTCTGTCTAACTGACTGAACAAATTTTACTTTTCTTGTTATATCTATTGCCGCTTTATCATTATAGGATATAAGTGGAAATTTGGTAAAATAAGAATTATAAGCCATTAGAATCCTACTCCAAACCCAAGTGGACCACCGGCAAAATCTTCTTTTAACCAGTATTCAATTTCTAAAAGATTTATAGTAAATTGAACATCTGAAGGAGCATTTGTTTGAGAATAAAAAGCTGGATTACCATTTGGTGAAAAATTAATTGATATGCTTTCTACAACACAGGGTTTAAATTTATAAAGCCAATTATCATCTGGGTGTAATTTTACATTACATATATCTGGATATTTTAAAATAGCTCCTACTACTGAATCGGCTTTTGCTGGAAGCATATGATATCTAAATTTTGTTAATATATTGTTTATTAAAGTAGATTCTTTAGGATCATTTGGAGATAATCTCCATGCAAAAGAATGTCTTTTAAAAGTAGGAGATTTAAATAAAACAGTTAAAAATGGATTTACTGCTAGTCCATATACTTGTAAAGCCTGTGCACCTCCAGAACTACTAAGAAGAGATTGCGCACTGCCTACAAGTGGAACAGCGCCAGCAATTTGTCCACTTAAGGCGCCCGTTGCGGCTGTTGCTTGGCTTCCTTGTTTTAAACCATATTCAACACCTGCCCCAACTAATAAATTGCCTTGTGTTTCGTAATCAACTTTTTGTTGATCTACAAGATTTGCAGGCATTGGAAGTCTAATTGAGCCAATTCCGTTATAAAATGCTCTATCAAATATAGATCGTCTTTTATATTCTGAAAATTGAAAAGATATATAATGTTTATAATTTTCTAAATCTTGAGGAAAATGTGAATCACCAGAAAGATTAAAAGAACTAGCACCAGCAAGTTTGTTTATTGCGGTTACCGCTGCAATACCAGCAGCAGTTCCTGCAGCACCAGCAACTGCTCCACCCGCAGCTCCCAATCCAAACCAAGTTGCTATTTTTCCTAATCCAGCCATTTAAAAACCTTTATAAATATTTTTTATTATTTATTACATTAATTTGAAAGAAAATATGGCATATAAGGGATTTTTTAAACCTAAAAACTATAAGAAATACAAAGGCGACCCATCAAATATTATTTATAGATCAAGATGGGAACTTAAACTCATGACATATCTTGATGCGCATCCGGATGTTATTGAATGGTCAAGTGAAGAATTCTTTATACCATATCGATCTCCGATTGATAATAAAATCCATCGATATTTTCCAGATTTTTATGTAAAAAGAAAAGATAAAACCGGTAAAATTGAAGTACTAATTATTGAGGTTAAACCTTTTAAGCAAACACAACCGCCTGATCAAAATAAGAAATCTAAAAGATATATTCAAGAGGTTATGACTTGGGGAATAAATAGTTCTAAGTGGGAAAGAGCCCAAGAATTCTGTAAAGATCGAGGATGGAAATTTAAGATAATGACAGAAAAAGAACTTAACATAAAGTTTTAAACATGGCAACTTTATTTTCAGATTTAATAAAATTTGGTTTGACAAGATCAAACATAAAAACCAATATTAGCGATGCCAATCAATGGTTTCGTGATACATCCATGACATTTTTAAAAGAAATAAAAAGAATAGTTGGTTCTAGAAATAGAATTGAAATTGGAAGAATGTATCTTTTTTCTTATGATCCAAAAACAAAAGATAAACTTCCATATTATGATAAATTTCCATTAGTATTTCCAATTGAATCATATGGTGATGGTTTTCTTGGAATTAATTTTCATTATCTTCCACCAATACTAAGAGCAAGATTATTAGATGCTCTTTATGATACAATAAATAATAAGAATTTCGATGAAACAACAAAGTTAAAAATATCATATGATGTTCTAAAAGGAGCAACAAAATTTAGATATTTTCAGCCATGTGTAAAAAGATATTTATTTTCTCATATTCGTTCTGGTTTTAAAGAAATTGAACCCAATGATTGGACTAAAGCTATATTATTACCAACACAAAGTTTTCAAAAAACCAATGAATCTAAAGTTTATGCAGATTCTATTAGGAAAGTATAATGCCAGGATTTAATATTAATAACTTCAAATCACATATTAATGCTACTGGAACTTTAAATAGTTCCAAGTATCTAGTTAATATAGTAACTCCTCCTGGATTACTTGGCGGTAATGTTGATAATAATGGAGCAACTGTACAAAATTTTGGAAGGCAACTTTCTGATCTAATTACATTTAGAGGAGATAGAATTCGTACTCCTGGTATTGCATTTGCATCAGCTAATATTTTTAGATATGGAATTGGGCCTTCTGAAAAGAAACCATTTAATGCTACTTTTTCTGATATAGGAATTTCATTTATTGCAGATAAAAATGGTGATCTTTATTCTTTCTTTTATTCATGGATGAATTATATTTTTAATTTTTCTCCTGGATCAAATAATAATGCACCAAATAAAAATACTCAAAATTCCGGTTTAGCATCATATGAATTAACATATAAAAATTATTATGCTTCTGATATTGAGATAATTATCTATGATGATTCTGGAGAAAATCCCGTTCAAATATTTAGACTATTAAAAGCTTTTCCTATTTCATTATCAGAAATTGATTTATCATGGTCAAATAGAAGTTCTTTAATGAGATTAAATGTTAACTTTACGTATAAAGAATGGAAACTTGATAATGTAAATGTTAATGCTATGGCTAATGTTAATGTTCCACAAAACACAATTTCTTCTAATGGTGTTCTTCAATCTTTAACAAATACCATTAAACCTACCACAAGTCAAGCTAATATACCAACACCAGCAAATACATATGGAGCTGGCTCAACAGCATTTTAAAATGGAGTGAAATCTATGCCATTACCTAAAATTGATTATCCTATTTTTACAATTGAAGCGCCTTCAAATAAAAAATTATTAAAATTTAGACCTATGCTTGTTAAAGAAGAAAAGATTCTTCTTATGGGTAAAGCTTCTGAAGATGATGCTGATATTATGTTATCAGTAAAACAAATTGTTCAAAATTGTTGTTTGGAAGATGGATTTGATGTGGAATCAATTCCAATTTTTGATATGGAATATTTCTTTCTTATGATTAGAGCAAATTCTATTCAAGATGTAATTGAATTAAAATATATTGATAATGAAGATGAAAAAGAATATGATTTTAAAATTGAACTTAAAAATGTAAAATTAAAATATCCTGAAAAAGAAGAAATGAATATTAAGATTAATGATGATATGGGAATTATATTAAAATATCCTACAGTTTCAATCTTATCAGATAAAGAATTTTTAAATAAATCAAAAGTTGAAGATTCATTTATTCCACTCATTGCAAAGTGCGTTGATAGAATTTATGATAAAGAAAAAAATTATACAACAAAAGATTTTGATAATAAAGAATTAGATGAATTTTTGAATAGTCTAGGTATTAAAATTCTTGATAAACTTGGAGATTTTTTAGGAAATATTCCACATATGGAACATGCTATTGAATATAAAAATTCATTAGGAAGTGAAAGAAAAATTTATTTGAGAACTTTAAATGATTTTTTTATGTTGCGCTGAGCCACAACAATCTTGAATCATACTATATGAGTATATTCATACTGGCTCAGCACCATAAATATTCTATTAGTGAAATTGAAAACCTTATACCATTTGAAAGAGATTTATATATTGATTTGCTTAATAAACATATGACAGAACAAGAAGAAGCAACAAGGAATAATCAATAATGGTTAAAGTACCAAAAGTTGGCGGGACTGGAGCTACAGCGGCAGGAGTAGGTGCTGCCGCTGTTGCTGGTGGATTAATGTCAGCTTTTAGAAGTAGACTTGGTTCATTAGATGATTCTCCAGCAGATGCTAAAAAAGCTACAAGATCATCTGGTGGCACAATGTCTGTAGAACCTACTATATCAGGATTGGCCAAAGGAATTGAAAGATCAAACCAGTTACTAGGACAAGTTGCTTCAGCAGTTGCTATTTCTAATGATTTATTAGCAACACAGGTAAAACATCAAAGCAATACTAATAAAATATTATTAGGCATTGCTGATAATTTAGGAAAAGGTGGAGGAGGATCTGGAATAGCAGAAACTGCTGGTCTTGCCGCAGGTATTGCTTCATTACTTCCAGCACTTAAATTGGTAGGTAGATTAGCAGGCCCTTTAGGACTAGCAATTGCTGCATTTGAAGCATTTAGACAAGGGCCTCGTTCAAAAGAAGAACAAACTGAAACTAAAAAAGCAATGAGAGATTCGGCTGCTTCTAATATTAGAAGAGCTGGTGATACTTCTAGAAATGAAGCTATGAAGCTTATTCAAGAAGAAATGAAAAAAAGAAATTTAAGTTCTAGAGATGTTACATATGATAAGTTAAAAAGAATTATAACAGTTAAAAAAACTGGTGAAAAAATTGATATAGGTTCAAGAATATCTAATGATCCTGCTAGATCATTGGTTAGAAACATTGATCCTGTAGCAGATTCTTTAGGTATAGGAGCTCCGACTACTACTTCTTCATCTTCACAAAGAGCTAGAGCTCCAGCCATAACTTCAAGAAAATTAGGTTTTGCTGAACTTGTTTCTTTAGCAAAAGGTGCGGGATTTAATCAACAAGAATCAGTTACTATGGCAGCAATTGCTATGGCTGAATCTAGTGGAAGATCTGACGCTCATAATCCAAATGCATCAACTGGTGATAATTCATATGGATTATGGCAAATCAATATGATTGGGCGTTTAGGTCCGGCTCGTAGAAGAGAATTTGGTATAAATGCCAATGAACAATTATTTGATCCAAGAGTAAATGCCAAAGCTGCTTATAGAGTTTATAGGCAGCAAGGATTTAATGCATGGTCTGTTTATAAATCAGGCACATACCAAAGATTTATGGGTGGCGCTACAGCAAATGCTGGAGTTGCTCCAACATTTATTTCAAATGCTGCTCCAGCGTCAACTTCATCTGCTGGTGGTTCAGTAACTACACCACAAGCAGCTTTAAGCGGAATACTTGGTGCTGCTGGCATTAATATGAGCAATATGTCAACACCATCAATTGCAAGTACTCCATCTGGAATAATGGGTGGCGGCACAATGTCATACACAAATACGCAGTCAGCACCAGGTGGTGGAGCAGGCGTTGGAACTGCAACGGGTACTGATTCTGGAAGTGTTATGCAATTGCAAGGAAAAGCTGCTGGAACAAGAAGAGGCACTTTAAGTCAAAGACTTGTTAGTATCCTACAACAAGCAGCTAATGCAGCAGGTGTAACAGTAAAAGTTTATTCTGGTGGACAAAGAATGCCAGGTGCACCAGGTGCTGTTGGTTCTCATAGACATGATCAAGGAAATGCTGCTGATTTAGATCTTTTTGTTGGTGGAAGAAGACTTTCAGCAAACAATCCACAAGATCGTGCTATTATGGCAAAATTCGTAGCTACTGCTGTTTCATTAGGTGCTACTGGCGTTGGCCATGGAAACGGTTATATGGGTCCATCTAGAATTCATGTTGGATTTGGTAAAGCTGCTGTTTGGGGTGGTTCACAATGGATTAGAGAAGCATGGGCTGCTGGACGTAAAGGTCAAACAAATATTGGTAATACTGCTGATGCTAGAACTGCTGGAACTGGCACTGGCGCTGGTGCTGGATCAGCAAATATGCCGGCAAGAGGCTCTACTGAAACTGGTGGTGGAACACTTCCCGGCGCATTACAAAATATTCTTCGCGCGACTGGCATGTCTCCTGGTGGTGCTTCAGGTGTTGGGCGTGGAACTACTGGTAGTGTTGGAGCAGGTGGCAGTGGAATAACTAAAGCTGATGTCACAGCATCATGGGAAAAATATAATGAATCTGGAAATCCAGCAGATATGATTAGAGCTGATGCTCTTATGAAACAATGGCAAGCTAAAGGTGGAGATCGAACTCCGCAAAGAGAAGCTGCTAAAAGAGTATCAACAAAAAGAGGCAGATCAGGTGGAAGAACTGGTGGTATGCCATTACCACCGGTAAGACCGGATTTTGAAGGTGTAAATGAACCAGGCGGTTTAGATGCAGAATCACTTTCTAAATATGGATTAAGAGAAAAAAGTCCTTTTGAACGTTTGGATATGCGTGGGGTTTTAAAAACGGCAGAAAAAGATCCTTCTGCTTTAGATTATTTTGATTTTGATTCTGAAATGGCAAAAGATGCAAAAAGAGCGGCTATTGAAAAAGCAAGAAAAGAAGCACCAAAACAAGAAGGAACACCAGCACAACTTGCTGAAAAAAATAATGTAACAGCAAGAACAATTGGAAAAGCAAAAAGATTTGATGCAATTGCAGCGATGGAAGATGCTAGAATGGCAAGAGCAGTTCAAGCTCAACTTCCGCCACCAGAATTACCTGGCAAACTACCAGGAGTTTTAACAAATGAATCACTTGC